ACCGACGGCAGGTTGGCCCCGCCAAACTTCGTTACTTCATTCATTGTACTGTCCTTTCACTTTATTGGATTTTAGCCATCGCCTTCGACAGGGTCTGACCGATCTGCAACACCGCCGGCCGGGGATCGCTCTCCGGTGCGAGGGTGCTACCTGTTGAGACGGCGACCACGAGGTCGTCCGGCAATCTCTCTTTCAACTTCTTCAGTGCCTTTTCGGCGACCGCAGGTGAGATAACTTTGGGCTCCTGAAGCGGATAGACGCCGTTGGCTTCCAGCCAGTCGTGCGCCTTGTCCTCATCGGTCCACTGGCGCGTCGCGCGTTTGTTGACCAGCTTCCAGCCGGGCACGGCGTGCCCCTCTTCAAGCATCCCGCGCGCCAACTGCTGCAAGTCCTTGATGAACGCTTCGATCATCGGCACCTGTTCCAGATAGTGGCCGATCTGCTCGGCAGGCAGCGCCTCGATCTTGGCCTTGACCATGCGGTCCACCGCGCCCGTCATCAGCGGGCAGACCGGCTTGGCAGCGCACCAGCGGCAGTGGTCGCCCGCTGCCAGCGGCGCGTCGGGCTTGAGCGCGACCTTGACCGCCGCGACCAGTTCCTGCTCGAACGCCGCCACGCGGGCAGGCGTCGTCACCCACCGCTTGACGCTGGGCGGCTGGACGATGATCAGTTCGATGGCGTCGGCGTCTTTGAACACCCACTGGGTTTCCGGCGTCCGCATCGCTGCCGCAGCGTAGAACAGCAGTTGCGGGTTCTCTTCCGCGCTGACTGCCACGCCATCGCCGAACTTCCAGTCCAGCACCACAGCGCGGCCACCGATCCGGCCCAGAAGGTCAGTCGAGCCGAACACGTCGGGCAGCAGGTCGCCGAAGCCGACGCGGCTTTCGACCGCGTATTCCATCTCTCCCTTGGGGTCGATTTCGTCCAGCGCCGACAGCGCGGGGATCAGCTTTTCAAACACCAGATTTTCGGTGAGCGCGATAGCGGCGTGAGTGCGACCGATATGATCTTCCGGCTTGCCGCCCTTGTCGAGAATGTCTGCGATGGTGTCGTGCAGGAGCGTGCCTTCGTCGGCGTAGCTGCTGCTGGGTTGCGGCGGCATCTTGTCCACCAGCGCCACACTGCCGGGGCAATTGATGACGCGCTTGGCGGTCGAGCCGCCGACGATCCTACTGTGCTGCATGATTGTACCTTACTTTACTGTTTGGGAGGCCCACCATACACGACACAAAAAGTAGGTCAATTCTTGATTTGCAAAAAATTTTGGAGTAGCCGTCTCGCATGACCGAGAAGGAAATCGAAGCCTATTTTGTGAAGCGCGTGAAGGCGCTGGGCGGTTACGCCTACAAGTTCCGCAGCGTATCGCAGCGGGGTGTGGCCGACCGCATTGCCTGTATGCCGAACGGCGAGGCGTGGTTCGTGGAGTTGAAGAAGCCCGGTGGTCGGCTGTCGGCCTTGCAGGAAATCTTCGCCATCGAGATGCAGCACACCAAGCAGCACTACGCCTGCCTCTGGTCGAAGGAAGGGGTGGACGAGTGGTGCAAGCGCTTCGCCTGAGACCCTACCAAGAGGACGCGGCTGACTTCCTGTACGAGCGCGACCGCGCGATGATTCTCGCGCCGGTCGGCGCGGGCAAGACGGCGATCACCCTGACCGCCATGAAGGCGATGCTGGAGGACGGACATGTCAAGCGGTGGCTCGTGCTTGCGCCGAAGCGTGTGTGCACCGACGTATGGCCTGTCGAGCAGCCCAAGTGGGCACCGGGCGTTACTCTGCGCGTTGCAGTCGGAACCCCCGCCGAACGTGCCGATGCTTGGAACAGCGGCGCTCAGGTTGTCGTCACGAATTACGATAACCTTCAGGCCGTGCGCGACCTGTCCGCTTTTGACGGGATCGTCTTTGACGAACTCACGCGCCTGAAAAACCCCGGCGGCAAACGCTTCAAGGCGCTGGAGAAGCTGATCGGCCCCATCAACGTGCGCTGGGGGCTGACCGGGTCGTTTACGTCGAACGGCCTTGAGGACGTGTTCGGCCAGTGCAAGATCGTGGACCAATCGCTGCTGGGCCGCGCCAAGGGCGCCTTCATGCAGCAGTACTTCATCTGCATCAACCGCGACTTCGGCCAGTGGATACCGGCGCACGGTGCGCTGGAGCAGGTCATGGCCCGCATCCGCCCGGCCACCTATGTGCTGGAGCCGGGGGAGTACAAGGACAAGCTGCCGCCGTGTCACGTCGTCGAGGTGCGCGTCACGCTGGACGACCGCGCGCCCTACGAGCAGATGAAGAAGGAATACGTCGCGCGGCTCGGCAGTGAGCAGGTCATCGCGCAGAACGCTGGGGCCGTGACGAGCAAGCTACAGCAGATGGCCAGCGGCTTCACCTACAACCGCGGCGCGGGCGTCGAGAGCATCTGGTTCAGCACGCACAAGTTCGACCGGCTGGCCGAACTGCTGGAGGAGAACCAGCGAGCGAACACCATCGTCGCCTACAGCTACCTAGAAGAACTGGCCGAACTCAAGCGCCGCTTTCCGCACGCGCAGACGATGGACGACGAGGACGTGATCGAGCGCTGGAACCGCGGCGAGGTCGAACTGCTGCTGGTCCATCCCAAGTCGGCCGGTCACGGCCTCAACCTCCAGCACGGCGGCTGCCACATGGTGTTCCTGTCGCTGCCGTGGTCGCTGGAGCTATACGAACAAACCGTTGGGCGCCTGCACCGCAGTGGGCAGACGCACGACGTTTGGGTCTACGTCATGCTGACGGACAAAACCATCGACGAACGCATATGGGGCGCGCTGCACGACAAGCGCAGCGTGTCCGATCTGGCCCTTGAGGAATTGAAGAATGGCTAAGGTATCTTGGCAGACGATTGCCGTCAAACTGCCCGACTATGACGAGGCAACGCTGGAGCGGATGCTGGACGAGGAGGTGCGCGTCTACAAGCGCCCCGCCATCGCCCGTCGCCTGCATCAGCGGTTAAGCAAACTGCGCGTCATGCGCGAGCGCCGCGAGATGTTGAAGGAGATGAAGAAGTGATCGACGATCAATCCGACCCCGGATCGTGGGGCGCGGCGCTGGCGATGAAAGCCGACATGGTCAACCAACCGCCGCACTACAAAATCGGCGGCATCGAGACCATCGACTACATCGAGGCCAAGCTGTCGCGGGAAGAGTTTGCGGGCTTCTGTCGCGGGAATATGCTGAAATATGTTAGCCGCGCCGGCTATAAGGCCGACGCGGCTGAGGATATGCGCAAGGCGCTGTGGTACGGCGAGCGTTGGTTACGCGCGCGGGACGCTGGAACGTAGGAACGCTACGGCGGCGGCGGTGAACCCCGCGTTAAGCGCAGTCAGCAGGTCAACGTCGCCGGTTACAAAACTGGCCGCGGCGGTCAGAACGCCCATCGCGGCCATGATGTAGGTGCGGTATCCTTTAAGCATGTTACTTTCCTTTCGGATAGACCTTCCAAGGCAGTTCCCAGTGCGGGCCGTCCTTGAAGGTTCGCCAGTCCCCACCCCACTGGATAGGGACGTTCTCGGCCGCGGCAGCGGCCTTCACGATCTTGGCCAGCCGGTGGTAAAGCGGCCAGTCCCAAGATACCTTACCGCCGAGCATAGGCGCCAGATCGACGGCGTGTCCGGTCAGATGACGCGAGTTGAGCGTGCGCGTCGCGCCCTGCTTCAGAAGCTGGCGCTGGCGTTCGATGGTGCGCAGACCTTCGAGCACCGTGAAGTCGAGGTCCGACATCGCGGCGGCTTTTTTGACGACGCGGACCAGATCGGGGTGAACCCCCTCTAGCCGCGACAGCGAGCGGGCGCCAAGAATGATGCTCATTTCAGCCCCAGCAGCGTTGCGAGGATACCCACCAGCAGAACGATGATCGTACCGGCAGCGCCCATGCTCACGCTCTCCAGCCGCTTGAGCCGAGCGCAGATGCTTTCGTATCGCAGGGTGCAGATTTCCTCGTGCGTGTTTAGCCGTGCTTCAGTCTGGTCAATCGTAGTCATTTCTGCGCCCAAGTTTACCGTGGTCCGATGTAGTTGCCGTACTCGTCGTAGTCGATGTTGCTGAACGGCCTGTCGGCCCCCGGCACGTCAATTTCAGGCAGCGCCTGATTGATAATCGACTGCGCGATCACGTTACGGATTTCGGCAGGCAGACGGCTGATCGTTTCGGAAATGCGAGCCTTGCCGGGGAACGTCTGCAACATGCGGTTCATGGCCTGACCGCTGGTGAACGCTTCGGCGATCTGGCGCTGCACGCGCGGCGCCATGATTGCCTTCTCGACCTGTTCGGCGCCGACCGCGCCAATCCGCAAAGCCGGAAACGGCGACAGCGTCGCGGCGGCAACGCCGCGCGCCAACAGGCTGGGGCGTTCGCGCACCATCAGGTTGGCCGCTGGCGCTGCGCCTGCCGTGCGCAGTCCCTGCATACGGTTGAGCGCGCCCATTTCGCCGGCCGACTGCCGCAAGGCCGCCAACCGCGCAGGGTCGTCGGCAAAGGCGCCGGCAATGGTTTCCTTTTCGGGGCCGCCCTCCATAAACTTGCTGACCATCTGCGGGCGGTCGCCGCGCACCAGCGCCTCAAACTCGGCGGGCGCATCCTTGTAAAGACGCAGCGCCTCACCCGCCAACCGCTGACGGTTGACGGCGGCGTAGCCGCGCTCGGACCCTTGGATGAACTGATCGACCAGATCACCTGCGCCGCCGCGGCGCAGAGTGTCGTCGATCATTTTGCGCATACGCAAGACCGTGTCTTGCGCGGCCTCAGGCGTACCCGTGCGCGACGGCGCGCCGGTCATCTGCGCGGACAGCTTCTGCACGACGTCGTTAATGCCCGAGCGGCGGATTTTCCCTAGTGCTTCAGGTATCAGCATTCCGTTTGCATCGGTTGCTTTTTGAATTTGCCTGATAACATTCTTGATGGTGCGCTCTTCAAGAGAGCCAGCTATAATCATGGGGTCGCGTTCAAGCGCACGCAGCGAACCGATCAGATCAGCGGCGCGCATGGGCTGCATACCTTCTGCGGCCAAGGCGTCCACCATGTCGTACATATCGTTGGCAACGCCGCGCAGACCAATCTGCGCTGCGATAGCTTCGTCGGCGCGCTGGCCGGCCGCGCCGGCAATCCCACGGGTCTGCTGGATGCGCTCCATGTCGGGGAAGATGGCGGGCATGTCGCCCATCAGTTCCGCCTGCTCGGCGGCGCGTTCTTCCAGATCGCGCATACGCGGGACGAAGCCAGACCCGGTAATCTCATCTGCGCGCGCCCGCGCAGCTTGTGCTATGGCTTCTGCTTCCGGCACGATGCGACTGGCCACGCCCGCGCGGCCGTACATGGCCTCGCGGATCGGCTTCATCGCTTCGGTCACGGCCTTGCGGCCTTCCCTCTCCGCAGCGCGGATGGTCTCCATGTCAGGGCCGCCAGCAGCTTCCGCCAGACGGGCTTTGCGCGCGGCGGCCTGCTCTTCCAGCGCCGTCCGCATCGGGTTGACGCCCGGCGGCTGGAGTTGCTCCTGCGCGATGCGCCCGAGACCGAAGAACGTGTCCGGTTCAATACCGGCGTCAACCAGCGCCTGCTCGGCCAGACGGCGATCATCCGGCGACAGCCGAGCGAGTTCGGCCCGCGCGGCCTCGACGTTGTCGCCCAGCGACTTGCGGATGATCTCCGCTGCCTTCTGGCGCGGCATCTGCGTGATGTCAGCCGCGACGCCGCCGAGACGCTTGAGCACCGACGCGACCACGGGCAGGCCAGCGCCGAACGCACCGGCAGTCCCTACACCCTCAAGGTCTTGCCCCATGAGCGCAGCGGTTGCGCCGCCGCCAAGACCGCCCCCGACCATGCGTTCACCCAACTGGAGCAGCCGTTGCGAGCGCGGCGTCGCCGCGGTCTGCGCCGCCGTACGGCCCGACCCAATACCGCCGGTGCCGATGGCGCGCGTTACGCGCTCAGCCGCTTGGGCGGCTCGCGGCGCGCCTGCCCGCGCGACAGTGGCGCGAACCAACGGCGCAGCCATTGTCGCAGTACGGCCAACAACGCCTGCAGGCGCAACGGTGCGGCCGATTTCGCGGGCTATCGGACGCGGCTGGGTGGCAAATGTGCGGGACACACCTTCAAAGAAATTACGGCGCTGCCGGCGCGCCGCTTCCATTTCTGCTTCGCTGGCGAACAGCCCCGCAATAGGGTCCGTCACCATTGCGCCAAGGTTGTACGCACCCTCGACGCCGCCGAGCAGCGCCTCGTTGATGACATCCAGCGTTGTGTTGAGAGGGCCGGCGCCGCGGAACGTAAAACCTTGCTGCCGCGGCGGCGCTTTGGGCGCGGGTTTCGGCGGGGGTGCCTTTCTACCGCCGCTAATCGCCGTAACGCGCAACGAGGGAAAATCTTTAGCCGCTCGCTGCTCAATTTGATCGGGCGTCACGCTGTCCGGCACGCCACGGTAAACGTGGGTCTCACCGTTTGATAGGGTGATCGTAACATTCCGCGGCATCGTCGGCCCCTTACCAGTCAGTTACAGTGGCGCCGCCGGCCGTGCGCGACGATTTGCCCTTAGCGGCGCCCGCGGGCGGCTGCGAAGAGCCGCCCCGTGTCGGCGCAAAACGGCCACCATACGTACGTTCGTAAGCCTTTTCGACGCGGGCCTTACTCTCGCGGAGAAGTTTTAGGTACGTCTTGAGCGACTCACGGAACTTGGTTTCGGACTGCGTCCGCGACGAGGCAAACGCCGACTGCTGGAGCAGCCGGTTTTCGCTGTCGGACACCTGACCGAGAGCGCCGCCGGTCGGCGAAGCGTCGCGCATGGCCTGCAATTCTTGGAAGCCAGCAACCGACAGCAGCGCGTTGTAGTCCGACAAAGCATTAGCAGCGTCTTGCGACGACAAGCTGAGGACGGTTTCGGGGATGTTCCCCTGAACGTTGCCGATGATGCCGTCCAACGCGGGGTTCTTGAGCAGCCGCTCGGCCAGCGCGATGGTCTTGTCGTACTTGGCAGTGACGCCTTCCATCGCGTTAAGAGCCTCGGCCGCGACTTTTTCACCTTTGCCAGTGCCGGGGATTGCTTCGCCAAAACGAATGTCAGGGGCGCCGGCCGAACCGCGGCCTGCGGGTGCTGCGCTGAAGACATCGCGGACGTATTTTTGCGTATCGCGCGGCACATGGTTGATCCAACCGTCCGGGCCGCCCTTCTGCAAAGCGCGGCGCACAGCGCCGGGACCAGCGTTATACGCAGCAGCCGCCAGACGTTCATCCCCGAAGTCAGCCAACTGCTTTTCGTAATAGGCTTTGCCGAGCGCAAGATTGTAGTCACGGTCGTTGCGGTAGCGGTTTTCGTCGAACGGCAGACCCGCCAGACGAGCGGCCTCGGGCGCAGTCCCCGGCATAACTTGCGCAATGCCGATAGCGCCGGCCCGCGACGTCAGCGGCTTGCCCGAGCGGTCAAACTGTTGCCCGCGGCTCTCCACGTTAATCATGCGGCTAAACGTATCGCCGCCAGCAGGCGCGCTCGGAGCAGGCTTGTCGAAACCGCCGGCGGGCATTGTCTTCGGCATGGGGATGATCTCGCCGTTCGGCCCTCTCACGTAAGTGATGCCGGGCGCAGCCGCGATGCGCGAGCCGGGCACTTCCGTAGCGGCTCCCCGGCCATATTCAGGCACGGAAATGATGCGCTGTTCGTCGCCCGAAGTTTGTTCGATAAGCTTGCGTTGTAGCCGCTTTGCACCGTCTAGTGTTTGCGCGAGGGTATCCTCTTTCCATAGTTCAAACTGCGCGGGGTCTTGCGGCATCGTCGCCATAGCATCTGCCAAAACCCCTTGGAAAAGCTCTTCGCTAAACTGAGGCTGCTGGCCGATACGCTGCGCGATCTGCATTGCTTGCGCCGGATCAGCCGAGTTCGACAGGCCGGTGTAGACAAAGTTGCTGAAGTCGAGCGCGGTTTTGATCCCCGCCGCCGTGGCTTCAGAGCGGGCTTTATCCATAGCAGGACCGTGCAGTTCAGCCCTACGGGCTTCTTCAACCCGCGCCAACTCCATCTCCTGCTCCGCTTGCGCCGCTTGGCGCTGCGACGCGCGGCGCTGCGACATCATGTTCATCATCTGCGCGTTCTGCTGGATCGCGCGGCCCATGAAGTCATTCTGCGGAGCGCGGGCCTGTAGAGCAATTGCTTGGTTTGCCACGGTCTATCCCTTAAATAATGCTGCCGTACTGGCCCGGACGATTAGGGAAAAAGCCCATATTGTTGGTGACGCCGCCGGTGCCGAGGCCGCCGCCGAGGCCGCCGCCGAGGCCGCCGCCGAAGCCCCCTAGCCCGCTACGGTTATACGCATCGGTTTCTGCACGAATGTTGCCCAACTGCGCCTGATACAGCGGGAACTGCATCGCCGCCGAACCAATACCCTGCAGCGCCCCGGCCAGCGCGTTCGCGCTGCCGATGTAGCCCGACGCGCGGGCCTGCCCGGCACCAAGCTGCATCTGGCCGATGTTCTGCGCCGCCTGACCAGCCGCGCCGGTCATCACGTTCGCGGCCGACTGGCCCGAACCCATCATCGACTGGAGCGGGTTGAGGCGCGCAGCGCGTTCGATCTGGAAACGGTTAAAGGCGTTCTGGTATTCCTGACTGGCCAAGTCCTGCCCGAACCGCTGGATGCCGCGCATCGTGTTGCCCGACAGCAGACCGCCGCGCGCCGCCGCCGACCGCTCCAGCGCCCGCATCCCTTCCTGCTGACGGAAGGCGTAGCCCGGGTCTTGCTCGAAGTCCTGCTGGCCGAACGGCCGCGCCATGCTGCCGTAGCCGGGCATACTGGCGTCGCCGCCGATGCCGAGCAGTTGCATGATCTGCTGCTGGGCGGTCATGCCCGCCTGACGGAACGGCTCTTGCAGTTCTATCTGCCGCTCGAACATCTCGCGCTGAGTGCGTTCGGCGCTTTCCGCCGCCCGCCTTTGTGCGCGGGCCGCTTTCTTAGCCCCTCGGGCCGCCATAAGGCCGCCACCAATGGACGCCACACCCCCGATAATTGCGCCGGCGACAGGCATTAGACCAACTCCATCATAAAGATACGGTGCGGTGCACCGAAGGTTTCTATCATTTCTGCGGTCGGCTGCATACCCCCCTGCCGCGCAAAACGCTCGACGTGGCGGGCTTGCGGCGGGATGCGCGTCCAGAGACGCTCGGCGCCGTGCCGTTTCGCGTAACCCAGCATTGCTGATCGCGCCGCGTTGGCCCACTGGCCTCGGCCCGACCGAAGGATGAACGTGTGCACTTCATACGTCTGCGGCGCTGTCCACAGCAACGCGAAGCCGCCGTGCTCGCCCATGAGGAACCAGTGTTCGGGGCGCTCGACCAGCGGCCCCAAGTCTAGTTCGCCTTCGTCTGGCGCGCCAACATGCGGGCGCACATCGGGGTGGTTCACCGCGAGGTTGACCAAATCCGCGTCGGCGCACCGCTGCAACATCAAGTCACCTCACGGCCCGACGCGCGGATGTTGATCGACAGCGTCGCGCTGGCCAGCGTCGAGACAAAGCCGTTCGGCGCCAAGACGTGCCCGACAATCTCTGGGAACGTGTAGGTCTCGTTCGGCTGCAACGTCTTGGTTTTGACGATCAGGTTCTGCGTGCCTGCCGTGTCGCCAGCCGACACCAAGTTGACGCTGATGGTCGCCGCTGAGGTGCTGTAGTTGGTGGCGGTGAACTTGTCGATGATGGTGGTCACGTTGGTCGCCGTGTACTGCGTGGACTGCGTGTTTTCCGCAATCTTCGACGGGATAATTGTTTTAGCTGTGACGGTCATGGCGCTATCCCTTAAGCGTACTCGGCGTTCATTTCGATGTCGGCCGAAGCGAGAATGGTGGTTGTACCGACACGGCGGATGCCGACGTTGATGGTGGCGCTGTCAACGCCGGGCGCAGACTGTGTCACATTCCACGACCGCGACGAGGACAGCGCCAACCATGTGTTGAGCGTGCCGCTGGTCAGGTTGCCCGACACCAGCGTTGCGTAGCACTCGTAATTGGCCGCCTGCGCTGCGGGAATACACCACGCCTCCAGCACTGAATATCCGCCACCGTTCTCGCTGTATTCGGCGTTGCCGCTAGAGTTCAGCCGGTACGTTGCCGAAGCGGGCGCGCCGAAGTTGATAGCGAAGAAAAGCTGCGGGCTAAGGTTAATCGTGACGGCAGACGCGCCGCCGCCCGCCCCTAGCAAAGTGAGGAACGCACCGCTCATTAGGACAGCCCTGCCCCGCTGATAGCCCATGTCGTCGCGCCGACCTTCACGCATGTCGCCAAGCCGTAGTTGGCCAGCGTGCGCGTGCCGGTGTTGGTCGTGCCAGCCTGCCGCAGCGTGTCCGACGTAATCGCAATCGACTGCGACGATCCGCTGTTGTTGTAGATGGCGATAGTCGCGCCAATCGGAAACGCCACCGAAGCGTTAGCGGGGATGGTGATGCCGCCCGTCGTGATCGAGATGTGCTTGCCGTTGTCGTTGAGCGTCAGCGCGTAGGCGCCGGTTTGGGCGTTCTGCGGTGCGCCACGATAGCCAATGCTGTCCGTGCCGATGGTGCCTGTGGCAACAATCGCCACGTCCTGCTCCAACGACGTAATGTCGGTGTTGGCGCCCGATGCGGCTGCCCCAAGGTTCGTGCGGGCGTTAGCTGCCGTCGTGGCGCCCGTACCGCCGTTGGCGACGGCGACCGTGCCAGTGACGTTGGACGCGGTGCCAGTGATGCTACCGTTAAAGGTCACGCCGCTGCCGATGGTGCCGCCCGTAATGTTGACGTTGTCGGCGTTCTGCGACGCCAGCGAGCCTGCAATGGCGATGTTGTCCACCGTCCAGATAGTCTCGTCTACCGCCGTCTTTAGGACAACCTTGTAGGAGACGCCTGAACTGTACCAGATGTCGGCCTCGCCGCGCGCGTCAAGAATAACGGGGTTGGCGTTCGCCGTCCCGCCGCCCGGCGTGGTGTAGGTCGCCAGCGGTGTCGTCGTGCCTGCTGCGTAGGTGAACACCTTGCCGCCGACCAGCGGGTCGCCGTTCGCGTCAAAAAACTGGGCCTTGGGAGGGGGTGAAAGGACAGCCATGTCAGTAAGAACCTCCGGCGTTAATAGTGTTCATCGCGGGCAAAAATAGCAGAAAACTCTTTACGGCAACAGAAGCCAATCGGCAACACGCGGCCGCCACAGCTAGATAGACCTGTATTTGAGGAAAGAACCAGTCATCACCGTGACGTTGGTGCCGCCCGTTTCACTTGCCATTTGCAAGCGCAGGTTGCCCACGGGTGACGCGCCGGCGATAACCGTGCCATTGATGCTGGACGGCCAGCTTTGAGTTGTGTTCGGCAAGCCGCCAACGGCGGCCAGTAGGGCGGCGTTGACGTTGCCGAACACTATCGTTTGCGCCGTGGCGCTGGACGGCATGTAAATCCGAGCTACGCCGTCCGTAGTGCCAGTGGGCCACGCCAAACCGGGGCGCGGGCCAACTGTGGCAGTGGCGGTGCGCAGCAGCAGCAGCGCCTCAAACTCGTATTGCACGTTCGCCGCGAGCGTAAACCCAAGCCCGGTAATATCGACCGCCGTGGCGCTGCTCGTCACAAAGTTGGTAGATAGCTTCAGGTAAGTCCACGGATCAGCGCCGCCCGAAGGCGTTGCCCACAAGCCATCTGCGCGCAAGAAGTTTGACGTTCCACCACCCGACGCAGGCGCGAGCCCCTTCAGCGATGAAGTAAAGGTGTTGAGTAGCGCCGTGGCCTGCGTCGCGGTCAAATCTTCGACGTTGCCCGTGCCGGCCGTGGTGCGCCCTTTGAAAGTCGCCGTGGCCACCTGCGCCAGATCGGCGTTCGTTACCGCGTTAGCGTCAATCGTCCAGACGGTGCCGCCGCTCGACACGGTGATGTCGCCCTTGTCGCCGTCGGTAACGCCGCCGCTTGGCGGCGCTGCCCATGTGCCGTCTGCGCGCAAGAAGTTCGCCGTCCCGCCACCCGACGCAGGCGCCAGACCCTTCAACGATGAAGTGAAAGTGTCCAGCATCGCCGTGGTCTGCGCCGTCGTGAGCGCAAGCGGCGTTGCAGGAGCGCCAGTGTTGTTCCCAATAATTGAGTTGGCCGCAAGGTTAGCCATGCGAGCCAGCGTAATATGGCCCGCGTCCACAGATGCGTTTAGCGTCACCGCCGCCGAGCCGTTAAAGCCGACCGCCGCCGCCGTAATCCCGCCGCCCGAAATGGATAAGTTGCGCGAGGTCGTGAGCGTGGCCGCGCTGCCCGTCGTGTTTTGGTTTAGCGTCGGCACATCCGCCGCCACGATAGTGCGGAAGGTTGGTGTGCCCGCCGCACCGTTTGGAGCCGCCAGAAACGTGTTGGCGGTCTGCGAAGCGAAGTTGGCAGGCGTGACAGCCAGCGTGCCGCCCAGCGTCAGGTTGCCCGACGAGGTGACAGTACCAGAAAGCGTCAGCCCCGAAACAGTCCCTGTGCCGCCAACGCTCGTAACAGTGCCGCTTCCGCCCCCGCCCCCGCCGGTCCATGTCAGCATCCCACTACGATACGTCATACAACCCACCATGCCGTGCCGTCAGAAATGACGGACACACTATCGTACTGCGCAGTGATCGAAACACTTGCTGCGCCGTCTACTGTCTCGGCGCCGTTACCATCAACTGTCACCGCGTTGGCGCTGGCGTCAGTTTTTTTGGCGACCAGCTTGCGCCCTTGGCTAGCGGCGGCGGCCGGCAACGTCAGCGTTACGACGCCTGCCGTCGCGTCGCACACCACCAAATAGTCGTCGGGGGCAAAGTTATCCGAGGCCGTGACTGCGCGGGTGTGGATGTACTCCGTGCGCATCCGGTCGGATTGCGTGTACACCGGCGGCGGGCCGACGCTCAAGCCTTGCAAATCCTGCTGCACTTGATGGTCAGATAGATTGCTGTCGCCCGGCGGCCCAAGCTGCAACTCGTCAAGCGAGATGGCGTTGCTGCCTTCGCCGGTCAGGGTGAACAGGTTGACAAAGAAACGATACCAGTCGCGCGCCATCAGTCCCGTGCGAGGGTCGATGACTTCGACGCGCGACGCAGGGATGCGGGTGATGTTGAGCGGATTAGGCATTGGTCCCGCTCAACAGCAGTTCTGCGTCAATGATGACCAGCTTGACTGGATCGGTGCCTGACAACTCGTAGACGCGGTCACGCAGCTTCATCGTCATGCCGAGGCGACGCCAGATCGCGCGCTGACCGTAGCCTCCGATCTTGCCCATAGCCACCCAGTGTTCGTTCGACCACGTATGGCCGCCGTCATCGGACCAGCGCAGCATGGCCTGCGGGTCCACACCTTGCGAAATATCGGGTGTGACCTCAATCGCCGCGTCGGTTTCAGTCGTAATTGTGTCGCCGCCTTCGGTCAGCATGAACCCCCAAGCATCGCCGGCCCCAGTGCTTGACAATCCGACGCCAGCCTCAAACACGACTTGCAGACTGTGCTGCGCCGTTCGGCGCAGGCTATTTGCGCCCGTTGGAAGTGCTCGCCACGACCGCAGCCACTTTTGCGGCGTGCCGTTGTCGGCGTAGGTGTCGAGGTCGAACGTGTAGATGCTGCCGTTCTGAAAGTCGCCGATGATCGTGTCGTTGCGGACGCTGCACTGGCAGTTGCCGCGGTGCCGCGTAAACTCGCCCGCGTCAAAATAGGCGCGCTCATGCCATGCGCCGGTCGCCGCGTCGAACACCCAAGTCGTGCCGCCGGTCGGGAAGTTGAGCACGTAGAAGGCGTGGCCGTCCTGCTGGTAGGTGTAGGCCACCGCGTCCGACATGTCGGGGTATTGCTGGATTTGCCACTCGACCGCGTGCGTCGAAATGCGCTGGCCAACGTAGCCGCCCGCGCGGTAGACGATGCCCTGACCGCGCGCGTCGCGGCCCAGCCAGAACACGCTGTTGTCCATCTTGGCGATGGAGTAGGGCGCGACGCAGCCGATCTCGTTGTACGCGCCTTGGATGCGCGCCAACGGAAAGTCTGGCGCACCGGCGTTATACCAGACCTCGGTGCTGTTGGTGCCGAACACCCAGACCTCGCGGTGGTCAACGATGGTGCCGACCACGCCGTCGGGCGCGCCTTCGGCGCTGGCAAAGTCAAGCGGGTCGATCTGGGTGCCGTCCAGCAACGACGTGACCCAGATGCGCTGGCTATTCGGTTCGTTGAACACGAAGTAGCCGTCGAGGTAGCCGACCGTGACCGCGCCGGGAAAGTCGGGGTCCGTGACCTGCGCAAACGTGCTGGTCGTCTGGTCGTAGACGAAGGCGTCAGGGTTGGTGACGAAGATCACTTGGTTGCCGTTATCGGCAATCGA